CAAGGCGAAGTATAGGAGAAAGGCAAAGGTAGTGCTCGATGCCGATGGCGATCGTACCCGCGGCCGGACGTTTCGATCTCAAAATGACAATCGGAAATCGGTCTATCAGGAAAGGGTATTTCTTGTCGAAGTACCGAACTGAGGTTTTAAAAACGTGATCAATTACGATCTCGACTACATCGATATGCTGAACCGCCAGTACCAGGGAGGGAAGTGGATCAAGGCGGCGATTCTGACCGAGACTCCGCTGATAAAAAAATATTGGGCGGAGCACGAAGACCCAATCATGTTCGGCGGCAATCAATATTTTCCTTTGCGGATGTTCTGGGAAGGCTTGAAGACCAGCGTCGGGATGCCGACCGAGGGATCGAATGTCGCCCTATCGAATCTTGGCAACGTGGTGGTGAAGTACCTCGGCAAGGACCTCGACCCGAGCGGGATGGAAGTGACCCTGCAACTGCTTCACCTCGATTTGCTGAATACCCTGACTCGTCCTTACGAGCGCTACTTCAAGATCATCGCCGCGAGGGCCGATCCGACCATGGCCGTGTTTGTTTTGGGTCGGCAGTTTGGCAGGAACCGCCTCCCTCGAAGAATGATCTTTGCCGACGAGATGACGTGATGATGTTCAGGGACGACCCAAGAGACGTGACCGCGAGACTTCTCGCCATGATCGGCGAGCCCTACGAGCCTCCCGATGGGTGCGTGAAATTGGTGGTTCGGGGCCTCTGGGAGCTCGGGGTCAAGGTGGAAGGCGAGGCGTTTCACGACCGGCGGCTGTTCAGGAAAGTAGACCGGGGAGAACTCGGAACGGTCATCATCTGGCATGGATTGATTCAGGAGTTCACGCAGAAGTTTCACGTCGGGCTGATGCTCGACAAAAGGTGGTGCCTGCAGTCTTCGACGGCCACCTTCGGAGTCGGTCGGATAGAGATCACCCGCTCGCCGTGGGTGGAACATTTTCGGGGCTTCTACAGGCCGAGAGCGTTACCGTGATTCTCAGAGTAATTGGCCCGGCCGGGCACGAAGAAGAGCGAGCCATCGATACGCGAGGACTCGCGATGGGTGCATTTCTTCGCGACTTCGACGGCGGCGTGTCGGTCAACGGAGTTAAGCTCGAAGACTGGACTTCTTTTGTTCCTCACAATGGCGATCTGGTCGAACTTTCACCCAAGACGGCAGACTTCGGAATAATCAGCGGCCCAGTGATAGCGACGACTCTGGGCGTGAGCCTTGCCACCGCGACGACTATCGCGTCGGTGATCAGCAGCCTGGTACTGAGTCTCGCTTTGTCGGCGATAACCCGAGCTCTCACTCCCAAGCCGAAGAAGCCGAAGTTAAACAGTAGCGAGCAGGCGTTCGGCATCGCGGGACTGAGCAACACCAGAGGCCGGGGGACCCCGGCATTTGTTCCCTACGGGCTCAACCGCATCTCCGGTCACGTCATCTCCAGCGGGGCCGTCGTGGCGCCCGACGGGAAGCAAATGTGGGGGAAAATTCTCTACTTCATGGGGGACACCGGCGGGGATGCCATCCAGTCGATCAGCGAAGTTCGGATCGATGGTGTTACGACCGATCAATACCCCGACATAGTCATCCACACCCGGATGGGAACCAACGCCCAGGCAGTCATCCCCGAGTTCGAAAATCAGGACTCTCTCTATCAGCCCTCGGTGACTACCTTGCCGTTCGATTCCTTCACCCAGACGGGAACGCCGGTGATCTATACGACTCACGGGAACGACGTCAATCGGGCTACGTTGTTCTTCGCCTTTCCCGGCGGCTTGTATCGGATCGGCACCACGGGGGTTCATCGCTTCGCCGGCGTCGATCACCTGATCGAGATCCGTCCCAACACAGGAGGCGCATGGACCGAAGTCGCCACCCTCAACTGGTTAGAGAAGATCGAGAGCGGCTTGTTCAAGACCTACGAACTCAACTTCCCTTCGGCGGGGAAGTGGGACATCCGAATCACGGTGATGCGATGGGTGAACTTTAACCCGGGAGAACCGTTCATCGGCGACAGTCTCCTGTTCAACGTCCAGGAGACCAAATTCACGACAAAGACTTATCCAGGCTGGGCTTTGCTGGGGATCACCAACATCCCGTCCAAGCAAATCCAGTCTTTGGAAAACATGAACTGTTCGGCGCTGGTCGAGGGAAAGAGGGTCAAAGTCTGGAACGGCTCGGCTCACACTTTGATCTACACGCGCAAACGGTGCTGGATCGTGCGCGACATGATGACCAACCCCTTCGTCGGCATGGGGTCCGAGATCGCCGAAGCCGAGATCGATGACGACCAGTGGCTCGATGAGTCGCAGAGCTACTACGACCAGCAGGTCACCGGTCACGACGGATTGGAGGTGCGAGACCTCTGCGACGTGGTGGTCAACGACAGCGACTGGGATTGGGAGTGGGTCAAGAAGGTCGCCGGGGAGGGCCGAGGCCGGATCATCCCTTCGGGAAGTAAATGGAAGTATGTCATCGACAAGCCGTCCACGCCGAATCTCCTCTACACCGAAGGCGGGAACATCCTCGAAGGATCGATCGGCCTGGAGATCTCCCCACCCGATAGGCCATTCACGCAGGTAAGCGGGGAGTTCCGCGACGCCGACAAGGACTACGAGCACAACTTCTCGCCGCCGATCACCGATCCCGAGGCCGTGTCAACGGTGCCCGAACTCATTAGCTACGACACGATCACCCGCGAGAGCCAGGTGCAGCGCGAGAACTTCATCGTCTTCAAGAGAAATTTCATGGAGCGCCGCCGCTGGTCGTTTGCATCGCCCATGGGGGCCATCGTCAGTGAGCCGATGGATCTCGACTATTTCGCCGAGCGCGGGATCGGAAACAAGGGAGCCTGCGGGGGAATACTGCCGGGCGGCGAGACGGATTGGATCATCAACTTGCCGGACGTGGTGGTGTTAGAGACGGGATCGACTTACGCGCTGATCGTCAAGCACCAGCGAGACAACACGACCGAATATCGCACCGTCAACACCGCGGCGGGAACCTGGGGCCAGGTATCCGTCACCGTTCCGTTCGTGAGTGTTCCCATCGAAGGAGATATCTTCAGCCTTGGAATACAGGACGTCGAGCACATCGTCACCCGAGCGCAGGACCTGGAGATCGACCGCAACGGCAACATCCGCCAGACCCGCACCGAGTACGTCCCGGCAGTCTACGACGAGTCGCCTCTGCCGCCGAAATCATCACGCAGGGCGTTCGGCCCTAGAGACACCAGGCCGCCGATCCCGCTCCGCTACGCGACGCTGAGCGAGGCGATAAGCTTAAACAAGGACGGCTCGACCCGTTCCGTGCTGAACTTCACGGTGACACCCGGTCTGCCGCAGCACGCCGGGATCGCCAGGGGAGGAGTCAGCACCGCCATCGCCCTGTCCGCAGAGGAACCGGCGATTGAGAACTACTTCAACGGGGCCAAGGTGACGGTCGGGCTCGACACCCTGCCGATCAGCTACTACGACAGCATCCGCGCCTTCGTGACTCCCTACGCCTTCACAACCCCGCCGGTTGATGGGGATCAGTACATCATCACGTGGGAGAGGTTCGGGGAATTTGGCGGGTTCATCATCGAGGTCTCGGAGGACGGGACGAACTACAGCCCATTCGCCACAGTCAACGGGACGAGCCTGGCAGCCGACAGTCAGGGGGTGGGACCGGGCACGGTATGGTTTCGCTTCACGCCGTTCTCGACCACCGGCACGCAAAATGTCATCGCCCGGCACATACTGTCGGTCACCATCACCGGGGATATATCGGCGCCTGCCGCGCCGGTCAGCGTCGTCATCTCCAGCCATCTCAAGGACGTTAGAGTCCTGGTCACACTTGCGAAGCCCGTGGCCGAGGACTTCTCAGGAGTCGAGGTTGAGATTTGGCGGAACGCCTTGGTCAGCGGGACGCTGCTCGAGGTGGCACGCTTCGGGGCACCCGGCGACACCGGGGAGTCGGGAACCATGGCGGTCGATTGCAGCTTCAACCTGGGGGCCCGTCTTCCGCCGGAAAGTTACGGGACGGTGGTTTGGGCAAGGGCGCGGTCGGTCGACTACTCCAACAACCAGTCAGCCTTCGTCAACTCGTCCGCAGGGACCCAACTAGCAGGAGACCCCGACGCCACCGGAGTGATCGGCCCTCCCGCCGTTCCTACAGGTCTTCACTTGGCGACCGGAACGCAGGTCGACCCGGGCGACGGGGTCATAAAAGCGTTTTTGGACATCACCTGGAACGCCAACGCCGAGATCGACATCAGCCACTACGAGGTTCAGTACCGGGTCGTCGGGCAAGTGGGCATAACCGCCCGTATAGTCTACCACCCGCA